AGGCTCACCCGCGCCATTCCCGTTCAGGATGTAGTGCTCCCGCTTTCCCGCGATGGCGATTCCGAAGAGGCTAGTGAGCAGTCCTTCGATGCTGGTCGGCGAGTCCGCGATCAGCTCGTTGCTGACCAGCGTGTACCCGCCGATCTTGTGCACCCGCCAGTTGATCTCGACGAAGCCTGGCGTAGTCTCGGTGAGCGTGCCAGCCTCTGCCGTTGCCGTCGCGACGACTCCGCCGGCGAGGGCGCTGTCCCCAATTCCCGCCGTCGGCGCGACGTACTGATCGAGAGCCGGCCAAGTGCCCGCCTCGACCGTGACTGGCTGGATGCGAACGAGCGGCGTGATCTTGCTCGCTAGGCCGGTAGCCAACTCGAAGGGCCCCTTCATGTCCGGTGGCACCAGATAGCCCCCAGCCGTGCCGTCCCCCTCAGAAAGATCCTTGACCGACCCGTAGACCTTGACCAGGCGCGTGACATCCCGCCGGCGAATCGCGATGAGGAAATCTCCGACGCTCTTTACCGTCTTGTCGGTGGCCCCGCCGGTGCCGCTGATGTAGCCAGCGTTCCGGATGGCTGGGGTATCCTCCATGTGCTTGAGCAGAGCGTCGATCTTGGCGCTCAGCTCGTCATGCTTGGTCGCGAGGCCGGTCACCTGGCCGGCCAGCTCAGTTATCTCCATTTCCTCATCCTCCCTAGACTTGACAAACACAACAGGCCGCCGCGCCTCGACCTTCGGCTCTGGCTCTCTCGCCTCTACCGAGACTTCCTCAGTCTCCTCCGGCAGCAGGCCCTTGAGCGCCTCGACCTGGGTCGCCAACGCCTTGAACTCGTCAACTCCGAGCGTGCGTGGCTCCGCAGGCATGACCGTGCCACTCAACTCGGCGATCGGCCAGGACTTGTACAGGTAGCCCGTGGGTGTCTCTTCGCTGCGAACGAGGTGTGGCACGGCGCCAGTAGACGCTCCGAGCACTCCCGCCTGCGCCAGCCGATGCACCTGCTGGGCGTAGCGGTTCGCTTTCTCGATCTGCGCCTCAAACCAGAGCCCGTCTTCCTCCTCGGTGAGCGTGGCATAGCCGATGATGTTCGTCTTGACCGCGTCGTCGAAGCCGTGATCGTAGAGGAAGGGCTTGGTAAAGCCGAGCGCCTTGAGCCAGTAGTCCGTTTCCTTGGTAAACGTGTCGCCGGTCAGGTCCTGGCCGCCGTAGACCACCGCCCAGCCGGCCAGCGTGAAGGCGGTATCCGTCTCGCTCTTGACGAAGACCTCGCGCAGCATCTTGAGTGGCGGCACTTCGCGCTTGCCGTCCTTGAGGTGTGCGCCGACGTGCAGCCAGACGCCCCGGCGGTCGCCGTCGGGTATGGAACTTCCGCCGCGAGCACCGTTCAGGCTGCCGACCGTCGCCGAGCAGGCCGCCAGGTTGGCCGCACCCACCGTGCCGTCAGCCGAACACATGTGGTGGGGGAACTTGTAGGCTCCCTTGTTGGTCGCATCGGCCCCCGAGTCCACCCAGGCGTGCATCTGCCGGAGTTTCGCCGCGCCGGGGTCGGCGCCCATGTCCCGCATCATCATGGCGGCGTCCCAGGCGGCGTCCGACGTCGGCGTGTGGTGTATCCCGATCGCGCCCTTGACCGCGATGTCCGTGTTCATCTCTGCCCCTCCCGCACAAAACGAAACGCCCGGTTGGAGGCACTTGGCCTACAAAACCGGGCGCACTCGGGCGCAACAGGATCGCTAGATTAGTTCTGGCTGCTCTCCACCTGCATCAACAGCGGTCGGCCCAGGCTTCCATTGTCGCCAGTTCATCCTCCGTCAATGGGGCAGGCGGCGGCACTTCGTCGACGAGATAGACCTCGACCAGGCGCTCACGATCGCCACGATATACCGCCCTGAGAAAGTCGCCAAAGCTATAATGAGATTCTATCTGTGGTTGCCCAGGCTCGCTCATCTGGCCCCGCTCCCCTGGCACAGTCTCTCAATCTGTTCCACCGACACGGCGTTGACGTGACACTCACCGTGGTGTCTTGAGTATACCACTAGGCTGCCCGCCTGTATATACCCAAATGGCAGGCCGCAGTCAGCACACCGGAGCACTATCCGCTCGGGCAGCGCGGGCGGGAGCGGCGCTGAGCAGGCGTGAGTCTGGACAGACGGCAGACCGCACTCTCGGCAGACTGCTGCTACCACGTTATGCCTCCAGTGCCCTCGCGATTGCGTCGGCGAAGTCGTCCGTGATTGCCCCAGCATTCCGATCTATCGCCATCTGGTCGGTCTGCCAGGTGCCGCGGTGGTATTCAGTCTGCGTGCTCGCGCCCTCGACCAGCGGCCCGTACCGCGTGCCCTCTGGCGAGACGACGCTATTGCCCACCGTGCCCTCCAGGCCGCCCGTCGTCTCCGACACGTCCGTGGTCCACGCCCGCCCGAGGTTGCCCGTGCGGCGGTAGGGGATCTTCCCTTCCTTCGCCAGCATGATCAGCTTGATCTGCTGTTTGCGGTTGCGCGGCGGCTGCGGTCGGTGACTCGCCGGCGGGTAGGTCGCCAGGTCGCGCGCCAGCCGCTCAGTGGACCGCACCATCGGCGGTCGGAGCGTCGCCAGTGCGGTTGCGCGTCCCAGCCGGGCGACGAGGGCGGCAACCCCTTCGACTGTCACGGTTAGTTCTGGCATACTACCATCCTACGGCTCGCCTACCAGCCAGCATCTACACCTAGGGTGTAGGGGCGGGCCATCGAACCCTATCTCCACCGGTGCCGTCTGCCCGTTCATCGGACCGCAACGCGGACACACCCTCTCATCAGTAGCAGTCCTCCAGCCAACGAACTGAATCACCCCACCACGTTGCAATGCCAAGAGCTTGGCCTGGGCGTACGATCTGGTGATTTCCGTGGACGCGATCGCTTCCGCACGGTCAGCCCCGAAACTATCGCCGATCTGGTGCAGCAACTGCGACCACGACAGGCTGTTGTCGATCCACTCCGAGATCGCGTGCTGCAGCACCCGGCGCGTCGTCTCGTCGATCCCGTGCACCAACTCATACGAGTAGCTGCTCGCCCACTCCCGGGCCTCAGCGTTGACCAGCGCCCAGTCGATCCCGATCTGCTTGCTTACGCCCATCGCCCGCTCGGTGTCCTGGCGGCCAGCCGTCACGCCGAGCAGCGCACCGTCCACCAGCGTCGCGAAGAGGGCATCGCGGAGCGCCGGCGTCTCGGCCATCGCCCGCTCGACTGCCGCTGCCGCGCCGCCCGTCTCCCGGAGCGCATCCTCAGTAATGCCAGCCGGCACCGCCGCTCGCAACTGCTTCCGGAGTGCGATCAGGATGCGCCGCTGGCCTCGTGCCTCGAGTTCGAGCCGTGCGGCGTCGTCGCCGTCGTCGAGGATGCGAGCGGCCTTCACCAGAAAGACGTCGAGCTCGGTTAGCAGTGCCGCGGTTGCGCTCATCACATCCTCTCCAGCGCGTCGATCTCGTCGGTCAGGCCGAGCAGCCACTCTTCCTCGGCCGCCCAGAAGGGCGGGTCACTCACTCGACCCGTCGCCGACAGCACGACAGCGGGCATCAGGAGCGCCGCCGTACCTGCCAGGATGATGCTTCCCGCGCCGTCCAGAGCAAAGGCAGGGAATTGCAGATGCCCCGCACCCGTGACTCGCGATCGCCGAACCTCGCCCCTGCCAGAAAGGCTGATGCCTGGTAGGGTAATCCGGCCCGTGCCCTCGATCCGCACCGTTGGCCGCCTGCGTGGCCGCCGCCAGCCCCCTACCCCGGTCTCGGGGGGAGCACTGGGTGACGGACTCACAGACGGTGACACGCTCTCCGAAGGCGAGACGCTTGGTGATGCACTCGGTGAGACCGACGCGGATGGCGACAGGCTGGGACTAGCACTCGGGCTCACAGACGCCGAAGGCGAGAAACTCGGACTCACCGACGGCGATAGACTCGGGCTCGCAGAGGGCGAGATGCTTGGAGACAGACTCGCACTCGGAGATATGCTGGGCGACAGGGAAGGTGACGGACTGGGCGAGATACTCGGCGATGCTGAAACTGACAGGCTGGGCGATACGCTGACACTTGGCGACACGCTCGGGGACACTGACGGACTGATGCTCGGGCTGATCGACGTCGACGGTGAGACAGAAGACGACTCGGAGGGTGAGGCGCTAGGGCTGAGTGACGGACTGGCGCTCGGTGATATCGACGGCGACAGGCTCGGACTGAGCGAAGGTGAGACACTCGGACTGACGGATGCCGAGGGGCTAACCGATGGCGAGATCGACGGAGAGATCGAGGGCGAGTAACTCGCCCCGCCGCTTGGAGATGGCGACACGCTGGGCGAGATGGACGGTGAGACGCTTACGCTCGGCGAGACGCTGGGCGAGATCGACGGGCTCGCGCTCGGGCTGACCGATGGTGATAGCGAGGGCGACAGACTGGGCGATGCACTAGCACTTGGCGACACGGAGGGAGAGAGAGACGGGCTAAGCGACGCCGAGACGCTTGGCGAGATGCTAGGGCTTACCGAGGGGCTAACCGAGACCGAGGGCGATACGCTCGGGCTCAGAGATGGGCTGAGGCTGGGGCTGACTGACGGTGAAATGCTAGGTGATACTGACGGACTGACAGATGGTGAGATGCTGGGACTGATGCTACTACTCGGGCTTACGCTGGGTGAGATACTCGGCGACAACGAAGGTGAGAGGCTAGGGCTAATTGACGGTGAGAGGCTCGGCGACAGGCTCGCACTGGGCGAGACGCTTGGGCTGATAGACGGCGAGATCGACGGACTGACGCTCGCCGACGGGCTGACACTGGGCGAGATCGAAGGCGACAGCGACGGGCTGGCCGAAGGTGACAGGCTTGGAGACAGGCTAGCCGACGGTGAGACGGATGGGCTGATACTGGGCGAAACAGAAGGGCTCTTGGAAGGGGAGACGCTCGGCGATAGGCTGGCCGAAGGTGAGACACTGGGGCTGATCGACGGCGATGCACTAGGCGAGGCCGAAGGGCTGATCGACGGGCTGAGCGAAGCGGATGGAGAGATACTTGGACTGACGCTCGGACTGAGCGAAGGGCTAATTGACGGCGAGATGCTGGGCGAGACGCTCGCACTGGGCGAGACGCTGGGAGAGATCGAAGGACTGACACTCGGGCTCCGGCTCGGGCTGAGGGATGGGCTGATAGATGCGCTGGGACTCACCGATGGCGAGATCGAAGGCGACACTGAAGGTGAAGCCGAGGGCGAGACGCTCGGGCTGAGGCTAGCCGAAGGCGAAACCGATGGCGATATGGACGGTGACACACTCGGACTTGCCGAGGGCGAGGCGCTTACACTCGGAGATACCGATGGACTCGCACTTGGCGAGACTGAAGGACTCTTCGATGGACTCGCACTTGGCGAGATGCTCGGGCTGCGGCTAGGACTGATTGACGCCGAGGGACTCTGTGAAGGTGAGGCTGACGGTGAAATCGAGGGGGAGAAACTACCCGCCAACGGCTTGAACGCGAACAGGACGCCTGCCAGATAGTCGCTGCCAGCCATGTCGAACTGTTTGTCACCCGACGCCCCGGCACTCGCCTGCAAGCCATCGTAGAGCGAGAGGCCGCTAACATCGACTCGTTCCCTACTGGTGAATGGCGCTGGCTGGTTGGCCTCTTGCCATGCGGCCCCGCTATAATCGCCCAGCACAGCAACCAGCATAGACGCATCGACGGCAGTCGTGATGCTGAGAAGTGTTATCTTGTCATCGGCGTTACTATTGCCGTCGTTCGACGATGTTGGCGTACCACTGAGGGCGTCACCAGAGGCCAGGCCGCCAGTATAGGCCGCGCACTCCCAGCCGTACCACCCCGCCGTGGTGATTGTCCAGGTCCAGTTAGTTCCCTCACTACTCGCTCGTTTCCAATAGGCTCGGATATAGAAGTCAGTAGCCGAGCCGGTGTTGAGGATGCTAGCTACTTCCGTCCACCCACTGGGAACCGTCGTCACCGCCGAGGTATCGTGATAAAGACCAACGACTAACAGATCATTGTCCTGTACCCCCGTCGGCTTAGTGACGACGATGTCATAAGGCGACGTGCCGCCAGTGCCCGTGCCGGTTGTTACCCCGTTAGTGGACCGAAACGCGATTGCCACTTAGTTAGCCCTCGAAGCGGAAACTCACGCCGATCAGTTGGCCGTGAACGCCGATGCTGCTGAACTCGATACGCTGAGAGACACCCGTTGGGATCGGGATATACGTATTGCCTGGCAGAAAGGAGGAGTCGTATTGACGCCCATTGGATTCCAAGATCACCCAGCCATGTACTGTGTGGTCATCTTGGTTGATGCACCGGAGAGCCGTCAGTCGGTTACTGGCGTTGTAGTCGACCTGGAACTCGATCAGACCGTTATTGAAGGTAGCGACCGTCTTGGTTGGCATTGCTGATCCTCCTCAGATCTGCTTAGGCTACGGCAATCGCCGCCGCCAGACCGAGCCACTTCATACCGCACCTCCGACCAGGACTGGTTCGCCCCTCAGCTTGGCGAGATCGGCATCAGTCCAGCCCGGCACCGGCCAGAACCGTTCGAGAAGCCAAGAAAGCGGCCGGACCTGCTTCTCCCACTTGCCGCCCCAGATCAGATCGCGCACCGCATCCTTGGTCCGTTGCACCTCTCGACCGCCGATGTGGTACGGGAATCCGAAGTCGCCCCCTTGGGTTCTGAAC